ACTTTAATTTTGATACTATTATTTTGTTTAATTAAATAATTATTAATATTTCTAGTTTGGGCATTATCTTCGTTATTTTTATTAATAAGATTGTGAATTAATTTTTGTAATTCGGGTTCAATTACTTCTTCGTTTTCGGTATTAAACGCGGTTAACAAATCATTTAATCTGCTGAATTCTGGAATGTTTCGGGTTGTTATTTCGACATTAATCATATTTTGTTTACTAATTAATTGTAATAATCTTAAAAAATTCTCGGTTGAATATGTTTTACCGTCTTGTTTTAATTTACGAATGATTTCAATATTAGAATCTCCAACATTAATATACTCCGGTTTTACATTACATAAAGGCAATAATAATTTATTAATTGGAACGGGTGTTTTAAAATGACAATATAAAATAAATGCTGTATAAATAGTTTGTTCGCTAAAATTTGTTGAAACCTTTGGATATACATTTTTTGTATTTATTTTATTTGAAAATAAAAGACCATTTGATAACTGATAAATTTCATTTAATACATTTGTAAGTTCCTCAACATTACCATTAAAAATCGAAATATCGGCATTTTTGCTTTTAAAATATTCGATGGTTGTCATTTTAGTATTTTCATTACAACATGCGTTTTCAACATAAGGTCTATTGTCAGATGTTAATAATAATAATTTTTCACTATTAATGACTTGTTGTATTTTTTCTTGTATTGCGAGTGAAAATTTAATAATTTTACTTTCGATGATAAGCGTTTTTTCTCCTTTATTAAATGATGCTTTTTTATAATCAAACAACGATTTTTTAAATTCGGTGGTGATATTTGCCAGGTTTTTAATTTTGATTTCAACTAATGGTGGTAAGAATTGTTTCCAATTTGTAATTTTATATTCATCACTAATTACCGTTTCTTGATTTTTTAAAAGGTATTCTGTTTTTTCGTTAAATTTACGAACGATATCTGTAAGTGGCAAAAGATAATTATCAATAGCAATTTTTATTAAATTCGCGATTGCGGTTTCTTTTTTTCTTTCAAGAACATTCCATGGTTTTTTCTTTGATTTTAATTTATATAAAACACACGCTAAATAATTCACGCTTTGTAAATCTCCTGCTCCTTCAAATGGATACCCCTCAAATGATTTTACACATCCTGGGTATGTTTTCCTGGTTTTAACTGGTGGTATACTCGTTTGAACGCATATTAAAAACAACCCGGCAGTGGTGTATAACATTATAGTATTATACAATTCTTTATATGATGGTATTGGTTTTCCTTTATTCATCGCGTCGTTAAAATCCTTGGTATACGCTTCTTCACTAGTTATTTTTTCTTTAATTACATTCGAAACCACATTTATTATATATTCTGTTTGTGTATCAATATTAACACCCATCACAAATGACAATTCATTTATAATATTATAAATAAGTGTGAATTCCGGACTATCGAAAATTTTTAAATTCTTATTTGATAGAGTAAGTGTATCTCCTACCGATTGCTGTAAAACATCCCTCGATTTAACAAGAAACCCACTATCAGAATATTCTTCTTCAACCTCAAAATCAATTCGGGTTATAATATACCCGCTATGTTTATCGACCCATGAGTCGCCATCATCGCTTCTAGCGCCAATATCTTTGATTATCAGTTGAAGAGTATTATTATATGAATCTGCCGATTGAAAAAATGCCGTTGCTAATTTAAATAAAAATAAAGGCAATAATTTAACGTTTGTGTTGACACAATATAACCAATGTTCGCTTTCTGGTTCAACAGTTGGGTCTTCATCAATATTAACATACGGTTGTCTTGTAAACGAAGCAACGAATTTAAGAATATAAGTTTGTTTTTGTGTGAAGTCCGGTTGCTTTAATATAAGGTCTCTTAATTTAAAATATGGTGAAATTATAGAAGACTCGTCTATCGGGGTTGTGTTATCGGTTCCAATGTTATATTTTTGTTCGTTATATTTTAACATTTCAAAGTAGTGTAATTTGCTCAAAACCGGATTTATGTATAAATAATAATCAAACATTTTACGAATAGCAGTTTCAAATTCAACTTTAGAAATTTCGTATTTTTCGTCGAATTCATTCAAAATATTTGTCAATATTTTTTTTTGTATTTTTTGACCCGATGTTTTTAAACTTTCACATTTGTCGTCGATTTTATCTGATGAACTAACACACCCAATTTGTAAATTACATAATATATTTTGGTTATCGCTAATTATATTATTATCGACAGAATCGTCCAATATCCATTTGTTATTTTTACGAACATAATACGCCATTTTAAATTGAGTTTCTGGATTTAGAGGCACATAATTTAACACGGCATAGGTTCCGTCTAATACCCGTTTATAACCATTAATTAAAGTATCTGCCAAATATTCAGATTCAGTTTCGTTTAATTTAAGGGTTGTTTTAAGTTTTTCAATTAAAAACCCCATAAATATTTCAGGAGGCATATTTACGATTTCCTTTTCATAATTATCCAAAATACCGTAATTTGTAGTATCGTATTGTTTATCAAAATAAATATCTGTATCATTATCATTTTCCAAATCGGATAAATCAAAATATTGTTTTGCGATAATATAATTTTTGCATTTATCGGAGTTATTTTCAGTTGATGTTTTTTTATCTAATTCAGACTCTAAAATATTGTTAATACTTGTAGGAAAAATAAGAAATAACGTATCAAGCGTTATTGCTGTATTATACAAATTTCCAAAATCGGTAAATACCATTTTTTTTAATAATTCGGAATTTGTGAATACGTTTCCATATTTATCTGTAAAATCGTAGGTTTCAAATACCACGTCACTTAAATTGTCTTTTGTGCTTAATATATTAATTAATGGTAAAACCCTATTTTTTATTTTAAACCTTTCATTTATTCTTTTAAATTCTTGTAAGACCTTGCCTTTTTCAATTAATGTTTTATTATATTCTGTGATTTGTTCATTAATAAAATCGGTAATTTGTTTATACTGGTTATATGTTAAATCATCCGAATAAATTAAAAATGGTTCTAAATAACTTACCACATCAACAATGGAAAGTTTACCTATTATATATTTTTTCATTAAATTAAATAAAACCCGGGTTTTAGGTATAATGGTATCAATAAATTTCGTATAATTCGATTTAATTTCTTTTTCGGGTAAATTTAAAACAAAATTTTTGATATTATTCACGAAATTGTTTTCATTAAAATCGAGTTCTTGGTCTAAATTGTCAACTATAATATTGTTGACACTAAACTTATTTTGTTTAAATAACTGCCAATAATTTAAAAAATTAATATTTAAATTGGATTTATCCAACAATGATGTATTTGGAAGGTTAACTCTTGAGAATCGTATTGTAGGTTCTGGCAAAGTAACAAATGATGTGATTTGTAATATATCCGGATTTGTAAGGTTTTCACGCGTAGTTATCATTCGATTTCCAGAGAGACTAAACGCATTTAATTTTTGAAGACCTGTGTTGTATTTTGTAAACAACGGTTGGGTTTCTTTGTCATTAATATCATATACAATAACATTAATGTCGGATTCAACCGATTTTTCGTGAATTATGCCATACTTGGATTCAGACTCAACAGAATTAAAAGGGGTAAAGTGTGGATTTAGTTCAGTAAATAAAGTGGAATATCTATCATCTGTGTTTTGTGAATTATTTTTATAATTTGTAAATATATTGTGTATATCCTCCAAGTCCTGAGATAAATCAATATATTCAACTGTGTTGTATTCGTTTTCTGTTGACTCGTTTTCAATGTATAGTTTTTTAACATTTTTTACATTAGGTAAAATCCAATATAAATTTTGGTTAAATTTTTCAAAATACTTGGTTAATGGTTTCCATTTGGATTCTTTAAAATATGGATTTAAAACATTTCCATATTCATCGAAAATTGAAAATATAGTTCTCAGTTGTTTATACCTTTCAATAGTTGTGTGTATATTATTTAATACAACATTAGTTCTCTTAAAAGTTGGAATTGTAGACAATAAATCATCTAATAAATCATTTGATTGTGTTTCAATACTATATCGTTCTCTATTTGCGTCGACATCAATTAATTGAACTATTGGTCCATATTCCTCCCTTCCAAATTCAACTTGGTTTGGATTTATTATAAATTCCCGAAACTGTGTTTTGACATTTATTGTATCTTGAGGTAACCCTGGTTCGTATTGTTCTTCGGCGTCTGGATTTGCTTCTTGTTCTACGACATCCGGTTCTTCTATTGGTTTTATTATTTTATCTCTAATTTCAATTAGTTCAATAGGTAGATTTAACGGAATACCCTTGTAATCAAAATTTAAATAAATGATATCATTACTTGGATACGTTTTTATTTCAATCATATCACCTTCAAGATTTGTAATCTCGCCAGTTATTACCATAGGAACATCTCCTCCAAAATATACATTTACCCAAGTATTTGGTAATAAATTGTGTTGTTTAGCATATCCGGGTTCATCGTTACGACTTAATAACGAGATAGTTGAAATCGTAGAGTTATCTATTGTTTTGTTTTCATTTAGGTTTAACTCATAGACTGATAAATCTTCGACATTAATTAATTTTATTTTTGAATTATCGATATAATCAATAAAAAAGGTATTCCCGTTAAGTTGTTCATTTGAATTATCTGTAATTAATATAATATCTCCCAGTTGTAATCCGAAACTTTTAGAAGCATAGTTGTTATTATTTTGAATAGTTTCTTCCATTTGTTTCTATATTTATTATAGAAATTTTTATGCTTAAGATAAAGTATAATTAATACATATTTAAAGATTTCACAATAATAATTATTTATAATGGATACAAATAGTTATTTTGATTTGAAAAGAATACCTGGTTTAATTGAATTAATAAACAATCCAAATGAACAAGAGAATATATCCCTAAAATTGAATAAACAAAAATATAATGATTATACCACAATTTCTTATAACAAATCATTATTAACTAACGAGACTATTCAAACTTACGGACTGTGTCGGTCAATTGTTGTCAATTCTAAAAATAAAGTTGTTGCGTTTTCGCCTACAAAATCGGTTGACTGCGACGAATTTATAAAACTATTTCCGGATAAAACCGAGCACTTAATAGCGCAAGAATTTATCGAGGGAACGATGGTAAATGTTTTTTGGGACCAGGATAAAGACACAGATGGAGGATGGGAAATATCTACCAAAAATGTGGTTGGTGGAAACACATCTTTTTTTAAATGTGACACCCAGAAAACATATAATGAGATGTTTACAGAAGCAATGACCTTAAATAATTTATATTTAGATATGTTAAACAAACAATTTTGTTATACGTTTGTTCTCCAACACCCATATAATCGAATTGTTGTTCCAATCAGCAACCCACAACTATATTTGGTTGCCGTTTATCAAATTATTAATGTAATTGACGAAAAAAGCAACGATTTTAATAATAAATTACAGAATGTAATTGTTTACCCGTGCGATTTGGAATACATTAAACAATACGGAATGTGGACTTGGACCGGAGTTAAATTTCCAGAAATATATAACGATTGGGAAAATTATGACGATTTAATAAATAATTATGCGGGTATTAACACGCCGTATAATATACAAGGGGTCGTTATATTTAATTCTTTAACAAATATGCGGTGTAAGTTCCGAAACCCACAGTATGAAATCGTTAAAAAATTACGCGGCAATCAACCTAAATTACAGTATCAATATTTAATTTTAAAAAAAGAGGAAAATATAAATAATTATTTAAATTATTACCCAGAACATATTTCTGAATTTAACCTAATTAATAATAACATTAATTTATTCATTAAAAACCTATATGACAACTACGTAAACTTTTATATAAAAAAGGATAATATAACCCCTTTTCATTATAAAACTCACATGTTTAATTTACATAACATTTATATAACTCAACTAAAACCGAATAATTTATACGTTACGCCTTTAATTGTAACCAAATATGTCGAGGATCTTCATCCTTCTCAACTAATGTCTATGTTAAATTATTTCAAATATACTCTATCGTAAAATGAACTACACGATAACTGTGCCTTCGTCAAACCATGACAATAGTCTATAAATTTTTCAACATTAAATTTTATGTTTGGATTGTATCGTTGATGTCTTAACTTACCGGTTCTATCGGTGATTTTTAAAAGGTTTTCAACAATTTTATTAATATTAAAATCATTATTTAATAATTTTAATATATCACACGCGACATTTTTTGCTATAAACGCGTTATCCATATACTCGCCTCTTTTTAATTTTAAATATGTTTTTCCTATTTGTGAGTTTGGTAAGAATTCGTGTTGGGTTCTCATAAGAGCAAACGTTTGACAAAAGTGGTCTGTATGATTTGCTTGTATTCCGTGTTTATATGAATTCCATAGTTGTTCTCCGTCAACCGAACAAGTATAATGTGTTCCTCCATTATTTCCATAAAATAAACATGGTTGACCCTTTATTAAAGCGTCTTTTGGAGGGGTTGAAGGGTGTGCTACAGCAACCACCTTTATATTTTTTTTTGATGACATATTTAATATTTCATCAACATATGTTTCGTATAATTTACTTCCTAATAATTCAATTAAAAATGATAGATTTGCCTCAAGTATATCTTCACCTTCGGTTCCTATAAAAATATGGTTATCTACATTCGTATTACTTATATATTTATTTATTACAGATTTACTTTTTCTAAGTTTAATTTTTTTTTGTTCTTTCATTTTGTATTTATTTGTTTATTTTTATTTGTTTATATATTTTATCAATTCAAATATTATGTTTCAATTTTTATAATTATCGGGTATTTTTTCAATTACTAATTATTTTAAAACTGTGATTCTATTTTTTTAAATACATTAATCGCATCCATAATTCCATCTTTTAAGTTTTGTTTTAGTATTGGTTTATCTATATTATCACGATAAGCAACACGAATAATACTTTCTGAATCGTGTGGGTGCATTTTTTTAAATCCGCAATAGGTTAGTGTTTTTAACCCCTCAAAGAATTTAGAATATAACATATACTCCACTATTTTTCCAATTGTGTAATCTTCGTTTTCAAGAATAACATCAAAACAATTAAGCATCGTTGAATTACTTGAGTTTATAATTAGTTTATCGGTATCTATTAAGGTGTTTAATTCATCTAATCTATAATTTAAAATATTACACGCTTTTTTTACCAATTCTTTATTTGAAAAGACGCCGATTGATTCTATAATAAAATCAAAACTATCTTTTTTTGTAATTCGCAAGGCATCCAATAATCTCCAATTTTTAGTTTCGTAAACAATATCTTTCTTTATGTTATCTTCTTTTTCTTGGTCCTTCCATTTTTGTATTTGTTTTTTCAATTCTTCTTCTATTTTAACATCATCCGTTGTAAATCCGTAAGAACAGGTAGAAACTACATTAAACATTCCATCTTGTTTTGCTGTTCCAATAGACATCTTACACGTAAGATGTAGATTTTCCCCAGGTATTTCGTTTGAAATTTTAGGACGTAATCTTACAAAATCAATATAATCCCCGAAATCATTTGGGGGAAATATATCTCTTGTATCTGTTTCTGTTAGATACTTATCAGTGGTTACATCCTTTATTTTAAAATCCTTGGTTGTAACATAAATAGTTGTATCAGTTATGTTTTCTACATTAACTTCCATTATATAATTTTCCAACGGCATATTTAAATCTGTAATATGAATAGGAATACAACTAAGTCGTTGTTTTATCCCTTCATTATGTAATCTGGACGTATTGGATATAATTATTGCGTCGTTTTCTTCATATGGCGATGTTCTAAATACTACCGTATGAATATCTGACAAAATTGTTCTTCTTACGGCATTTGCTAAACTAACATTTAATCCGCTAAGGGTAAATGTTAAGATGTTGTTTTGTTCTGTTAAATTAGTAACTTTAGGGTTCATTTTATTTATTATATTAATATTTAAAATCTATTTTTAAATCAATTTTTTTATAATTGAGTTAAAATTTAAAGGCAAAAACCTTAGTATAAGATAATATAGATGAATTCCATTCTTTATTATAGTAATTATTGTAATCATTCTAAAAATCTTTTACAAAATTTATCTAAATCTCCTTTAGCAAAAGATACACATTTTATTTGTATAGATAAAAGAATTAAAGATGAAAACAACAAAGTATATATTTTATTGGAAAACGGACAAAAAATAATTATGCCTGATAAAATAACGCGGGTTCCTTCACTTCTATTATTAAATAAAGGGTATGAAATATTATACGGTGAATCTATTAATCAATATTTTAAACAAAAACAAGAGGTTGTCGTAAAACAAGCAACATTTAATGATTTAGAACCATCGGCATTTTCATTAGGTGGTGGAATGTTTGGTATTGTTTCAGACCAATATAGTTTTTTAGATATGGATTCCGAATCGTTATCCGCAAAAGGTAATGGAGGAATAAGACAAATGCATAATTACGTTGATTTACAGTATAATGATAAGATATCCACATCGGCAGGAGATGACGACCCAAAAGGAGCAAATAAAATTTCTTCTGATATGACTATCGCAAAATTACAACAACAGAGAGAACAAGAATTAAGAGGGTTATAAGTTATTTGTTTATTTATTTGTTTTTATTTTTTTTGTTTATTTATATATTAAAAATAATATTTAAAAAAGACTAAACATTAACATATAATATGTCTATTTCATATACTAGTGCTTTTAACGAACATTTTTTAGAATTTATTACATATATACATTCATTATTCCCAGAAGACCATGAGTTATTAGTTGCGAAAAATTCACTAATAGCAATAAAAAAGATGAATCCAAAAATCATTCCAAAAATTTGGAATACTTTTGTAGTCGGTAAGTATATAAATGAAATTACCCGAGGCGACCTAGATTTTTTTATAAATAAAGATTATTCAAGCGATTTGTCAAATTCAAGTAATTCTGATAAAATTATTGAAGCAATTGATAGGTTTCGTGAACCTGTAAAAACTATGGGATTAGAAGATAAAAATAAAACTATTAAATATATCCAAACTTTAACTAAAATATCTGTAAAATGTAATTAGACAAAATAATATATAGTAAATAGTTTAATTTAAAAAAACAAATTATATATTATACATAATAATGTCTACAGTTCCGGAAGAATTTTCAAAGGTTATCAAAGATTTTATTAATGATATTAACGTAACCTTTCCTGAATATGGTGTATTTATTACTCGATGGTGGAAACCATCTTCTTTTTTCGAACATATCAAAAATGAAGATGAAAGAAATAAGGCAATCAACCAATCAGAAACAAATAGTTTAGAATTTATTTTTAATTTTTGTAAAAAAAAATTCCCTCCAAGATTTTTCGATATTTTATATAAAAACGAGGATTTATTTAAAGATGATTCCGAAATAGATACGGAGTTTTTACCTTATGTCCATTTTAAAAATTTATGGCAATGTGACATTACTGAAAAAACCCGCAATACAATATGGAATTATTTACAACTCATTTTATTTTCAATAATAGGAACTCTTAAAGACCGTTCCGAATTTGGAGAAACCTCTATAATTTTCGATACGATTAACGAAACCGAATTTAAAGACAAACTAGAGGATACTTTTAACCAAATGCACAGTTTTTTTGAAAATAATGTTTCCTCTGAAAATCAATTATCGGCAGGAATTAATATTCCAAAGGCTACTCAAATACACGAGCATATTACGGATATTCTTGATAGCAAACTGGGTAGTTTAGCAAAAGAGATTGCCGAGGAAACCGCAAACGAAATGAACCTTGACTTGGATAATATTACAGATATGAAAGGTATTTTTGAGAATTTATTTAAAAATCCAAATAAATTAATGGGTTTAGCTAAAAATATCGGCGATAAATTAGATAGCAAATTAAAATCGGGTGACCTCAAAGAAAGTGAATTACTTAGCGAAGCTAGTGAAATGTTATCTCAAATGAAAAATATTCCTGGAATGGAAAATTTCCAGTCGATGATTTCACAATTGGGGTTATCTGGTCTTGGCGGTCTTGGTGGTCTTAATGGTGTTGGTGGTGGGTCTAAAGTAAACTTAAATAATATAGAAAACGCATTAAGTTCAACAATGAAAACTGCCAAAACGAAAGAAAGAATGAACAAAAAAATAGAATATAATCGCAATAAACAACTCAATCTAATTAACCAACAACAACCAACGAATTACGAACAACTCATATCAGATGAACAATTAGATGAAATATTTAAAAATGATTTTAAACCCGAAAATACAAAACGAAAACATAAAAAATAAACAGTATTATAAAATAAAAAATAAATAATCTTATATATAATGACAGATTCATTTTGGTATAATAACCCATTAATATTATTAAATAAAGATTACATACTTGAAGTTATGCCAAAACAAGGGATGAGTTATGAACGGAAGATGAACTCCATAACTAGATTAATTATATATTTTACATCTTTAGTGTATATTTTTACAACATCCAGAAAATTAATTGTTGGTTGCTTAGCAATATTACTTTTTATAATTATTTTGTATAAGGTTCGCCAAAACGAGATAATTAATGAAGGATTTAATAATATAAGCGACCAACCCCGAGTTAATAGTTCACTTTCTAACTCAGATAATATAACAAATCCTCAAACATTAGAAACCTTTTCAAAACACGAATTTAAAGAAGGAACTAAAAAAAATCCATTTAGTAATGTTCTTCTAACTGATATTATGGATGACCCGGATAGAAACGCCGCACCACCCTCATTTAATCCTCAAATTGATGAAACTATTACTAAAAACATAAAGAAATCAGTTCAACACATGAATCCAGGAATTAAAAATACAAATAAACAACTATTTAGTGATTTAACAGACAATTTTTATTTAGACCAATCAAACCGTGCTTTTTATAGCACGGCAAATACACGGGTTTCAAACGACCAAGGTGCTTTTGGTGAATTTTTATATGGAAATATGCCAAGTTCTAAAGAAAGTAATGTAGGTGGGGCAATACAAAGAGTTAAAGATAGTTACAGATATACGCTTTATTAGTTATTTTTTTATTAGTTTAGTAAAAAAATAATGTATAATATATATAAATGTCAGATTATTATAGTTATACATTTGATAATGTGTCAAGAATAGGTTTAGACCCGTGTTGTCAGTCCCAGACAGATTTACAGAATGTCGAGTATAGCACTTATATGCTTCAAAATTATTTTGCTTCTGATTGCTCTATGAAAAAACCGATTGATTTAGCAACATCCCAACCTTGTGTCAATTATACCGGAGGACACAACTCAGGAGCAGGAGGGTGTAATATCGATAGTAATTCTAATTTACAAATTGGAAGTATTCAAACACACCCAAAATGTCGCATCGATTTATTTCATAGACCTTTTTCTACCGTTCCATATTTAGGAAGAGGGTCCGTTAATCCTATTATTGAGTCTCAAATTCAACAGGGAGAATTAATGATAAATAAACGAAGTGTTAATAATTTAAGTGAAAAAAGTTATATTAAATACCATTCTACCCCACTTTTAAAAAGTATTCAAGATAGAATAAATAATCCAGCATATTCAGTTGAAAGTGCCGCATCAGATGGATGGATACGTGGCGGTGTTCCATCTCGTGAATTAGTAAGAGATGTAAATTAAATATTACATAAATATAATTTAAAAACTAAAAATAAGTATAACTAAATGTATAATACAAAATATATATGTAGTTATAATCCGTTTATTGGGAACGCAGACCTTGATATACAAGATACTTTATATAGAAAAGATATTATAAATATTTTTATGATGGATGAATTTAATGAAACCGAAATAAATAACTCACTTCAACATATATTAAACAAAGTCCAAAATCACCCAGAAATAAATACATGTATGAAAAAAATGGCTGGTTTAATGATAAGCGAAGATTTAGGAATTGGGTTATTATTATTATATTCTTTTGATTTATTATACTTGACACACCCGTGTATATGCGACTTTCTAGAAACCGGAACAATTCAACCCTATAATTTAATGTTGTTATTAAAGTCATTTGATTAAGTTGATACTTGTTATTTGTTTTATTATTATATATTATAAATGGCGTCAACACGTAATAAAAATACTCCAGGAAATTACTGTTTAGAACAAAACGAATATAAACAAAGTGAAGTATACACATTATATAAAAATTCACAATATGGAGAGGCATATGATACCAAATGGGCAGGTAATGGGTTAAATCCAGGTCAAGTTCCATGGAATAAATTGTCATATAACGCCCCTGATATTGAGTCGTTTTTATTTGGTGTTAATTCAACTAATTTAGTTAAAAAGGCACCTTGTTTTACTCCTGAATTAAAACATTTAAAATCCGAAAATATATATGAAAAATCACCCGTATTTATTCCAGAACCTTTAGTAATTGAAAAAAACCAAAGACCATTCCAGTTTTAACTGTATAACAAGTGCGTTTTCGCATAATTATGTATATATTGAGTCCTTCATAAGATATTAAATACAACAAGTGATTCTTGTTGTATTTTGAGCGCGTGTTATACTCTATTATATGTAAAAACCATAATTTAATAATTTGTTAAAATACTTAAATTATGGTCTGCGTTATACCCTAAAAATAAATCAGGAAATTCGTTATGAATTAAATACCAAATATTAACTTCCCAAAATATAGTTTTGTGATTTTCCATGATATCAATACATTTATTTTTCATTATATCAGCAAATTGTAATAACACATCTTTATGACCCCCAAAAATACTACCCAGAAAAAACCAAATTATATTTTTAAAAATATCTTTATCTGTAAGGTTAAGATGTCCCCTTGCTATACGTACGGTTTCATACGATTTATTATTTAAATTATTTAAACATTTATAAAACTCTTCATCATTATTTATAAAGTGGTAACAACCAAAATCAATCCATATAAACTGGTCGCTATTAAACGGATTTTTAATAATTGCCTCTCTTATCCATTCGGTTTTATTACACTGAACGAACATATATTCGATTGTATCTTTAGTTCGATTATCCGTTATTATGTTAAAATTATTTAATTTATCATAATATTCATAAAAATATAAATCTAATTTGTTAATAAATATAAATACGGTATTTGAATTATTCGTAATTTCATTTTTTATATAACTTGTATAAACATCTTCTTCGATAAAAATTATTTTGTTTTGTTCAGAATTTATCAATTTTTTACCATATTCTATATATTTATCGATACTTCTGAAACTATTCATATTTGTTAATAATGCGGAAACAATTGTTGTCATTAAATAATTTAAATATTTTATTATTTTTAAATTATTTAATTTGTATATTTTAATAAATTTTCCACATATAATTTATCATAAACTGCCAACGTTGATGTTCTATCCCAAACACTATAGGATATTAATACTCTTGAATCTTCAACAACTAACCCAATGGAGTATTCAATAGGTTCTCCCTCAAATTTAAATGGTGCTGAATATCGCATCAAATCCATATTTTCGTTAAAAACTGCCAATAAGTGATAATAATGTCTTGGTTTTTCATAAGATACTATATGAACCATAAACCATAATTCGTTATTATATTTAAACCCACAACTAGAACCACGAGAGTGTGAAAATATTCTAGGCATGTTTTGTTTAGTTTCAACAATGCTTATAGAATTAGTATCATTATCTAATTTACATATTTGTAAAGGAAACCAATTATAAATAATATGGGTTGAATTTAAATAATCAACGAAAACCCAGTTTTTTTCACAACTATTATTATCGTTAAATGAACAGGTTATTTCAACCACAGGAGATAAGTTATCTTTTAGTAAATCGTATTTTCCAGTAACAACTCCTATTTGATTATTTTCGTGATACCCAGTTCCAGTATAAATTAATTCATTCGTGGTAACATCATTAAATATTTTTATATCTTCAACCCCAATATAAAGTCTATCACAGAAATCAAGGTCAAATAACTTTTCGTTTAAAATTTCAAAATCTTTTGATAAAACAACCATTTTATTTACAGATATTATATGAAGGTCGCAATCGTGATAACGTCCTCGTTCATCAATACTATAATTTACGGCTCTTATATTCATTAAGTATTGGTCATTCACCGAATGCTTTATTATTGAAGAAGAAGAAGACGTAAATTTAATTGTTTCTTCACATACACGAAGTCCTACAGAAAAATTTAAATCAATTAATTTAGAAGGAACCAACACATCTTTATAATATTTCATATTATTAAATAAATTATTATAAATACGCTTATCAGATGTATTATTTAAAATCATAATTACTTCATCATTAATATTTTTTATATTATTGTATCCGGCAATAATAGTGTATTCGTAATATAATTTATATTTATAGACATCATTACTTAAAAATAAATAATCATCAATATTATTATTTTTATTTAAAATTTGTTTTGCCGAATCATAAAATAATTTGGCAACTTTATTTTGTCCTAAGTGTCTATAATGAGATATTAATTCGTGTAATGCTTCTAATCTATCAGGTAAATAATTATAAGCATCTAATAAAGCATTTATATATTCAGGTATATTTTTCATTTGTTTATAACACAACCCAATTCTATAATAACTATACCATACTTCTTGGTTCCATCCTCCAAATTTAATTCTTTTTTTATATATTTCAATAGCATTCTTATAATCACCTGAATCGTGATAGGTGTTAGCTAAATAAAAATGGTATCTTTCATTATTAGGTTCATCAATAATTCCCTTTGTAAGTAATTTAACATCTCTTAAAAATTTATCAGATTTAGAACCTCCATCGCCATAATCTTGTATAAATAATTGATTTTTTAAGATACTTTTATTAATATTATTAGGAGGTGTATTAATATATTCGTGAGTTACCCCCTTGTAGTTATATAACCCATTATTTTTAACAATTCTTGTATTTTGATAATAAAAATCATCTGTTCCTTGTAAAATATGAAACGAATCAGCACTGGATAACATACCTTTATCAAAAGTTCCAACTTTAAGAACCATATCAGCATCCATTAATAAAACATAATCTGTTAAATTATTACAACATTGTAATGAATAATTACGGTTATACTCAAAATTATTAAATGGTTCTTTAACAATTTTTCCAGGGATTGAATGTTTTCTAAAAAATGTTTCGATTAATTCAATTGTATCATCGGTAGAACCAGTATCACAAATACAATAATAATCAATAATAGGTAAAACCGATTCAAGCATACGAATAATAACTTTACTTTCATTTTTTACAATCATGTTCAAACATAAAGTGTTTGGTTTATCCATTTGTAAATTATACTTTTGTTTTTTTAAACTATTTAATTATACAAATATATATTATATATGTCATTTACCCGATTTTATTATGATGATTGTAGAACAAAAACACAATTACAACAATCTACAGGTCCTGGAAGATGGGCGTTGAATGTTCCAGGTAATGGAGACTCTCCTTGTTACATTGAAGACCCTCAAATTATTATGCAAAAATGGGGAGCAAACATTTGGACAAATTGTGTTAATTTAGAAAGTGAACTTTTAGGAGTAAATAAACCTTTAAGTAAAGATTGTTTGATTAAAGACAATTATCAACAATATAAGGTTTCATCAAAACCTATTAATTACCCTAATTGTAATAATGTGTTTACAGAACAACCAAGAGCAATTATGCCGGCATGGACGGCAAGAGATTTAGAACAGGTTGACTGGTATTACCCGCCATTAAATCCTCAAGAAAATACGTGTATGTCGTTTCAAAATAATTTAAATACCAGAATTTTAGAAAAAGATAAATTCGATTCAAAGAATCCATGTATTTATAGTTAAAAATTGTCGACATATAATTGAAAAAATATAATACATTATATATATTATGGAAATAGCATTACCAATATTGGCTTTAGGAGGTCTTTATGTAATATCAAACAGTCAATCTTATGACGAAAATAAAAAGAAAACAATTAAAAAAATGACACAAGAAAATTTTACAAATATGGGTGCTCCTCGAAATTACTTGCCTAATACAAATACACCTTCTCAAAATTTCCCTGTAACTAATTCAAAAGAACTAATTAATACCGTTGAGGAATACCCAAATCCAAATACAGCAACAGATAAATATTTTAACCAAAACTTTTTTGAAAAACAAGTTAATAATGGTAAAAAAGTCGGAAATGAACCTCAACAAATATTTTCATTAACTGGAAATTATTTAGATAGTGAACAATTTAAACACAATAATATGGTTCCTTTTGTTAAAGGTAAGATTCAAGGATATACCTATACAAATGAATTTGCCGAAACTATTTTAGATAATATGGTTGGTAATGGTTCTCAAACCATAAAAAAAGTAGAACAGGCGCCATTGTTTAAACCAGAGGATAACGTTCAATATCCTTATGGAGCACCAAATAATAGTGATTTTTATCAATCACGTGTAAACCCAGGTATGATATCAAATAATGTTAAACCTTTTGAAACTATAAATGTAGGTCCTGGATTAAATCAAGGTTATTCTACTGCCGGAAGTAATGGATTTAATTCGGGAATGGAAGCAAGAGATTCATGGTTACCTAAAACAGTTGACGAGTTACGTGTAAACACCAATCCTAAATTAGAATATACCCTTAATAATTTAGAAGGTCCTGCCAATTCTCAAATTAAAAATTTAGGAATAATTGGTAGAGTTGAAAAACAAAAACCCGACACTTTTTTCTTTAATACTCAAGATAGATGGCTTACAACAACCGGAGCTGAAAAAGGCGAAACATTAAGACCAATACAAGAGATGGGTGCTGTAAAAAGAAATAATAATTTATCAAATTATAAGGGACCTGCCGGAAGTATAGAAGCCCAAGCAGGAGTTGCTCCCACAGAATATGAAATGTCAAAAAGACACGTATTAAAATCCAAAGATGTTACTCATTGTGTCGCAAAAGGTAAAGGTCCTATTAATGACATTGAAAACTTACATAAAAGTCATACAAATTATAAAAATCATCGTTCAACCGTAAATCAACCGGAAACATTAAGAAGTGGATTTGGAGGCGCAATTGGCGCGGTGATTGCTCCATTAATGGACATATTAAAACCATCAAGAAAAGAAGAAACAGTTAATAGTTGTAGAGTTTATGGAGAAGCGTCCTCTAATGTTTCGAAAAGTTATGTAATTAATAATAATGATATAACAAATACGACTGTAAAAGAAACAACCTTATATTCTCCAAATTTTTATATAAATAATCAAAAAGAAAGTATCTACGTAAACAATTATTTACCAACCGAATTAACCCAAAGAGACACGACTAATTGCGAAACTATTGGTAATGTTGGTGGGTTATCTACCCAAAATGGACCAATGGTTTATTCTGCCGCATATAACCAACATAATAATGATATTAAATCGCAAACTATTGATAACAGACCTAACCAAGGAGGAACCCAAGTATTTAATCAATCAATGAACGTTTCCATAGCAAGACAAGATTCAGATAGGTATAATAATCGTTTATTTACACCATCATCCGTAATAAAACAACCACCAACAAAAGAAAATTACGGAAGTATTAAAACTCCTCAAAGTTATGACCAGAATAAAATTGGATGTGACCGAATACAAGGGGACCTATTACAAGCATTTAAAAATAATCCGTATACACATTCACTAACTGACTCCGTATAATTATTATAATCGTAAATATTAAAATATAAAAACATTATTTTAATATTAATAAATCAATGATTAATATTCATAATTCTATAACAGAAAAGTTGGAATACTTTCGAACCATACATAAAATACCAAACATTATATTTCACGGACCATCCGGATGTGGAAAAAGAACAATCGTTCATAATTTTGTTAAAAGCATATATGATAATAATAAAGATAAAATAAAATCTTTTGTGATGTATGTAAATTGCGCGCACGGTAAAGGAATTAAATTTATAAGAGAAGAACTTAAATTTTTTGCGAAAACGCATATTAATTCAAACGGAGGTTTTACATTTAAAAGTATTATTTTGTTAAACGCAGATAAATTAACTATGGACGCACAATCCGCATTACGCAGATGTATTGAGTTATTTAGTCATAACACGAGGTTTTTTATAATTGTTGAAGATAAATATAAATTATTAAAACCGATACTTTCGAGATTTTGTGAAATATATGTACATGAACCTGTTTATAATGGAACAACTCTTAATTTATATAAGTATAATTTAAATGAAACATATCAGACAAAGAGCATACACAATTTAAGAATCGAATGTTTAAAAAAAGAATTAATAAAAACAGAGGAAGGAATAATAACCGGAATAAATATAATTGAGTTGTCTACAAAATTATACGAAAAAGGTTATAATGGTTTGGATATTATTAATTTAGTTGAAAATCCCAAGTTTTTAAGCATACCTGCTTGTAAGCGATATGAATTATTAATAGCGTATAATAAAGTAAGAAAGGAATTTAGAAATGAAAAGGTATTAATGATATTTATTTTAAACTTCCTATTTTTAGAAAAAAATTACAATTTGGAAAATATTTCATTTATGTAATTTATTGTTAGTTAAAACCAAATAAAATTAAAATACAATAATATTATGGATGATTTTAACATAAGTTCACTTCACGAATCTAAAAACGAATGGTGTGCCAGGTTAATTACTATTCTAACCCCTTTTATTATTGAAGGGTATAAATCGATTTTTGATGAATCCTACAAATTATGTAAAGAGAATAACGAACAAAATAAGTATTTGATGACCTTTCAAAATTTCATATCTAGAGTTCCAAAATGGAACCCTTCAATTATTGAACAAGAAAAAAAACGAATCAGTGAAAAAAGCGGTTGTAATTATTTAGAAGATTTAGTAACTTGCGTACATATTATTCAACTTAAAATTTTAACTAGTATGCGCGCTGGAAATAAACAAAAAAAGATTGATATTACTATTCCCAAACTTGAAGAATTTATTCATAAAATATATATTAATGTGGCAAGGAAAATTTATAAAAACGTATATTTATTTGAAATAAATATCACACCTTTACAAATTCAAAAATATAATAGAGAAATGGAAATAATAGTTCAAGAATGTATTTTAAATACTATAAGAGACAGTATTCCAGTTGAATCTATTTTAAAAGCATATATGGATGAAACAATAGAAGAAGAAGTAATTGAAGAAATCAAAGAACAAGTAATTGAAGAAGAAGCTCCCGAAAATAATGTCTCTAGCAATTTACAATCAACCAGCAAAACAACTAGTGAACCAATTGCTGAGACACCCCAACATAGTAAATTAACATTTAATGATACAGATTATACGCGAGACTTAAATAATAACGATAGTAACGTAAACGCACCAAAAACAATTGAACGACTAGAAGAATTAAGCGAGTATAGAAATAAACAACGACAATTAGAAAGCGACGATGATGACGATGATGTTATTAAACTTAAGATTTCGGACCAAGATATAAATTTAGACTCTTTTGACATTAATAATATAGATGAACCAGAAACCAATTTACCCGATTTATTAATTGATGACGTTGAATTGTTAGAATAATTTAGTCAATTCGTAAAATACAAAATAAGATTATGAGATTTCATTTTAAAATGAATAATATTTTTGTATTTGCTACAATAATTTCCATCGTTTTTTTTATTTCAAAGTTTATTGAAATGAGATTTGTAGAAAAAGAAAGCAAACCTTTAAAGTTATTAATACGCGACACCTTATTAGTATATTTTGCGGTTATTGTTGGAAATTTTTTAATTGACCAATTAATGCCGGTCATGAATTTAACTGATAGTATGCGTGCTCCAGTCGTGTTTACGGATAATCCAGAATTTTAATTATTCTATCCGATAATTTCTTCATTACCGATATTTAATACCTTTGGTGTCAACTCATAAAAAATAGAATGATGAACATACCTCTTTCTTATCACATAAAAATACCATTGACTAAAAGAATAATGGTAACAATAATTGTCAAACCAATATTCCGCATAATTCGGGTCGAAATCTTTCTCATAAAAATTTTTTATCAAATTATTAATTATATTTGATAAAAAATGTTTTTCTCTAAAACTTAAGATTATATTTATTATTTCAAACGGTAAATCGCGCATTATTATACTATTATATAGTATACTTTTTATATCATTTATGCTGTAAATATAAATGATGTTAAATTAAAATAGGCAACGTATCAATATTAAAAATAGTTTCATTTTTAGGTATTTTTTTATGACTGATACTAAACGAACTAAATTCTTTTCTTTCAAGTTGTGCTTGCGGAGTATGATTATGAACGTGTCTTGCGATCATTTTATATAATTTAAAATCAGGATACCGTTCCATTCCATTATTTTTATAAAGTAGATTTACACCCCTATCATCTAAACACCACTCCACAATTAATTTAACTATAGGGTCACATTTTGTCAAATCTTTAATTTCATAAATATCATCTACTACATAATCAAACATAGAGCACGCGAGTCGACACAAATCAAAACTAAAATTTGGTTCTAATCTTGGTTTATTTTCGTTAAAATATGGTTCGGTATTATATTGGGTTGATGCGTCCCCATTAGTATTGAAACTATCACTACAAAATATTTTATTATTAAATTTATAAATACTTCTACCAAAATCTATAATTTTAAATATCTTTCCAAAGGTTGGAACCTTATAGTATTTTTTATTATAGCAATAATATAAATATTTTATTGTCGTGTTATTATACATAACATTATTTGTGTGTAAATCATTGTGTGTTAACGAAAACACCTTTTGGTAAGTAATTAAAATCATTATAATCTGCATCAAATACGCGAACCATTCCTCTTCGCTTAATTCGTTGTTTAAAATGTAATCATCAAACGTATTTTCAATTTGTTCCATACAAATGACCAAAACAGGGAATTTATAAATAGTAACTTCAACATCTTCGCCAGATGATTCACTACTATACGTATTATCTGTTGTCGATTCTGCGTCATCGTCTTCTTTACACATATTTTCGTCGGGTTCGTTGTCAACAGGTTGAGGTTCTGTATCTAAATTGTCATGTTCTTCGCTAATTGTGCTAGAAGTATGAGAACTCCTAGATGAAAACGTCGAACTTGTTTTTAAAGTGGTTGTTTTATCCTTTTCAGTAATTAATTTAGAATTTGTTATGTCGCATAAATCTAACGTATATGATTTCACATCATCTAAATCGATATGCGTTTTTTCAAAAACATTTTCAAATAATTCGTCATCGATTGATTTTATCGAAAAGGTTGATTTTAAACTAGATGTGTAATCTATCATTATTGGTATTTTTTTATTTGGTAACAAATAATCGGGATTATTTATATTAAATAGTATGTTTTGTTGTTTAATAAAATAATCAGACTCACTCAAAAAATCAATATCATCCGTTACATTTATTTTATAATTATTTTTAATTGATAAAAAAGAACCGTAATAATCAATACCGTGTAAAAAAAAATACGAATTTTTTAATATACAAGATAAAAATACAAAAAAACTGTCGACATATGCCGAATTGTTCACATCTAAAAATTTCGGGTTTACTGTTTTAATGGTAGATTGTAAATTTGGTAAATTAAATAATTCGGTTTCAGGGGAGTTATACTTACCAATTAAATATTTATATGGATCTAACAAAGGAGCAAGTTTAAAAAACACGAGTGTATCTGTTTTTATTTTATTTGTAAACGTGTTCTTTATAGCACAGGAATATAAATATTCGTTATCTGGTATATTTTCTTTAACATTTAATAAATACCACGGATTATTTAAATTAACGTTTAAATAATTAGTTTCGTTTAAACTAAAAAACCGTGTATAGATTGGAATATAATTTTGGGTTTTAGAAAGAAACAACATATCTTTTTGTTCTAAAGTTTCTAAAATTTCCTTGTTTTTTCTTTTTTGATAATTTATCGTAAACATTATAATAGATTAAATAATATATAAATAATCCATTTTTTTAACTTATAATACTTTAATATAATAATGCGTATTATTTTACAATAAAAAAAATAAAATATATATTATGTCATTAGAACTTAAAAAATTTGATATGAAAAGTATATCGTTTAAACCGAATGAATCAAAAGGACCTGTAATTGTTTTAATTGGAAGAAGAGATACAGGTAAAAGTTTTTTAGTTAGAGATTTATTGTATTACCATCAAGACATCCCAATAGGAACCGTGATTTCAGGGACAGAAGAAGGAAACGGGTTTTACGGGAAAATGGTGCCTAGATTATTTATTCATAATGAATATAATACTGCTATTATTGAAAACATATTAAAACGACAACGTTCAGTTTTAAAACAAATCAAAAAAGAAGTCGAAACTTATAGAAAAAGTAATATTGACCCCCGAACGTTTGTTATTTTGGACGATTGTTTATATGATAACGCATGGACACGCGATAAAATGATGAGATTATTATTTCTTAATGGTCGTCATTGGAAACTTATGTTAATAATTACTATGCAGTATCCTCTTGGTGTCCCTCCAACTCTTCGAACAAACATTGATTATGTATTTATTTTAAGAGAACCTTACATAGCAAATAGAAAACGAATTTACGAAAATTATGCGGGGATGTTTCCAACCTTCGAATCCTTCTGTCAAGTAATGGACCAATGTACTGAAAATTACGAATGTCTCGTTATAAATAATAATGTTAAATCTAATAAATTACAAGACCAGGTTTTTTGGTATAAAGCAGATAGTCATAACGATTTTAAACTTGGGTCCAAAGAGTTTTGGGAATTATCAAAGGGTATAAACTCGGATGATGAAGATGAAAAATATGACCCAGACAGTTCGAAAAAACGAGGTGCGGGACAAAAAATAAGTGTAAAAAAAACATCAAAATGGTAACCGAATTTATGATTCATTCACACACATGGTTTTAAATTTATATGAATTTTAGAATAGTGATAACTCGTTATTCCAATACATACCGTCTCCTTTTTTTACATTATATAACGCTTTAAATATGTCAATTCTAGATAACGGAATATTAACCCTATATTCATCTAAAGCATGCGGGTTTCGAAATATTCTATAATTAACAAATTTTTTTTTGGTTTTTTCTTTTAGATAACTCGCAAAATATAAGAAAAAATTTCTGAATATTTCTTTTCTAAAAATTAAAGGTAAATTTTTTTTATCTTGAAAATCTTGTAAATATTCACAACAAATATTAATGGCGTTTATATCCGAAAAATTTTCGGACATACTCATATCTGAAATGTTCAACGGTTGTTTATCTCTTTTTGAAAAAACAATATATTGTTTAATTATATTTTCTTTAATTTGTAAATATACTTTTTTATCATTCTCGGACCACCAGTCCTTCAAATTTCCGTTATAATCATATTTAGAACCCGTAAAATCTAATGCGTGTGATAATTCGTGTGCCAAAGTAAATCCAATATTTGCTAAATTATATTCCAACTCCCCCGCCTCTAAATCTATAAATGGTTTTTGAATAAATGCCATTGGAACAAATATTTCATTTTGTAAATGGTTATAACTGGCGTTTACGTCAAATACTTGTAAATTTACGAAATTAAAAGGTCTTGACGTCCAATCCATAATCGGTAAATTAACAATTGGTTGATTGATTAATCCAATTAATTGGTTATATTTCCATTCATTAATTCTTAATAGATTTCCCCAAATATCATTATTTATAAAATTTAAATCTGGGTCCAAACTATCATCATTTTTAATACCTACACTTATTTTTAAAAAACTTAATTTTAATAATGCCGATTTTTTACTTGTGAGACTCATCCATTTATTGTTTTTTATTTTCCGATATAATAATTGTTTTAAATCAACAATAATATTTTTTATATAATTTGTTGAATATTCATTTTTATATTTTTCAATATATAATTTTGATAATAAATTATTATATGGTATTAATGTTAATCTAATCGCATTTACATTTTTATCATATGGTTTTGATTCACCTTTTAAAAATAATATGTTAAAATCATCGTATTCTTTTTTAAAGTCAGACGTAAATCTTACAATTTGTGTAACGTATAACAATATCCAGTAATTACGCCATCTTGGTGTATTCCAATTGTTTAACATTAATTCAGAAACCTTTTTAAAATAGTTTAGATTTGGGACTATAAAAAAATCAGGAATATTTATTAATCCGATTTCCTTTGCGAATTCATCGAAATTGAAATTATAATGTTTTAATGAATCATGTTTATTAATTTTATTATATGTCGTTTCATTCGTTTCATTCGTTTCATTCGTGTCATAAAAACAATTTATAATTTCAGTTTGAACTTCTATAAACGTTTGGGCGTCCAAATTAAATTTATTATTAAATATTTTATTTACCATTTCTGATAAATATTTTTTATAGTTATGAAGTATATTTTTATTATAGTCTACATTATTATTAATAAAAACACTTAAATCTATAGGCAAACGTATTGGTTCTAAATAAGTGCTATATATAGATGTATTTAACTCGTCAGGTTTTATTTCAAAAAAAATAGGCGACCCGTTGGATTCCACCATTTTATTTTTACATATAAAAGCTAATAATTTCCATAAATTATTTTTTAAAGGTTCTTTCAACAATTTATCAATTATATGTACACATTCCTTTATATAATTCATACTGGTTGATAACGATAAATAAGTCTGTGAAGATTCATAAAACTCCTTCATATTTATGATTTCCTTTGATGTTGAATTAGACTTACTAATTTGATTAAAAATATCAATTATCTCGTAAAATACCTTATTTTGAATTAAACTAAATGAATCTATTTTTGAAATATATTTTTGGTTATTTGTTAACTTAACATTTGTAATCCACGATTCGTTCACATATTTATAATAATTGTCGTATGGTTTAATTGTTGGATTTAGTTTTAAAAATTTAAAAAAATGTGCGTCGTAATCTGAATTTAATTTATTTAATTTGATTAACTCTTTAGTTGTGTTATTTCGTTCAAAACTATTATAAATTAATACGTTACTCCCACATACTTGTTGTTTTTCATAATCTGTTAATTTTTTACGTGTTATATTTTTTTTAATATACAAAGATTTTTTTATTGATGTCATTTATATATTCAAATATATTTTTTTATAAGATTTCTTTTAATTTATAATACATATAATCAGATTGTTTTATGTCATAAATCTTTTGAAAAAAATGTAATCTAGATAAAGCAATATTTATAGCATATTCATTAATCATATATGTTATATTTATATATTTATCAAAGAACCCCATACCAAATATTTTTTGTTTAAATAAATAAGTAATAAATATATAAAATTCGATATTTTTTTGTTTAACTATAATATATCGTAATTGCTGATTTCTATGATAATCATTTAAATATGTTTGACAAATAGATATTCCATTAATAACTGATATTAGGTCATCAATTATAAGACTTGTATCCACTCGTATATTGTCTCGTGCGGCAAATACTTCATATTGTTTTCGTATTTTGTTACTAAAATTTTCATATATAATATAATCATCATCATTCCACCAATTATTTAAATTACCATTATAATCATATTTTGAACCGGAAAGTCCAATTGATTCATACATTTTTTGGGCAATTAAAAACCCCAAATTTGCTATATTATATTCTAATCCCATTCCGTCCAAATCAAAATAGGGACGCTGAATACAACATAACGGAACATATAAGGTATTTGTTATTTGTGAAAAATTAATAATTGGTTGAAATATCTGTTCTCCTCCAATAAATTCATACAAGTCCTTTGTCCAATCTACTACTGGCATATTTATAAGGTTCGCATTATTCAGTATTAAATCATTATTATGCTTATATTTGTAATATTCCTCAAAATTAGACCATATATCATTATTTAAATATTGTATGTCATAATCATCCATTAAGGTTAATGGTATTCCAACTATTATTTTTAAATGTTTAATACATAACAACGCATGTTTTTTAGCATACTCACTATGTAATGTGCTATTTAAAAGTCTATTATTAAATACAACCTTCAAATCATTTGTCATATTAGTTATTATTTGTATAGAATCTGTATTTGTATATTTGTCGATATATAATTCTGTAAATAATTTATTAAACGGAATTAATGTATAAATTATTGCCCGAATAGATGGGTCTCGAGTATGTTCGATTCCTTTATTGAACCTTAATTCAAAGTCACGCGATATTTTACGAGATTCGACATTAAATCTCGACAATGATTTAAAAATTATAAAATACCAAAAACCTTTCCATTTTTCCGTATTCCATTCAGATAACATTAAAGAGCAAACATTTTTCAAATAGTTTAAATCTGGTGTAATAAAAAACTCAGGAATATTATCACTACTATATCCAATTTCTTTAAAAAACTCATTACAATTAAATTTATATTTAATAAATGATTCTTCTTGTGAAACTAAGTTGTAATTGTTTTTATCATTTGTAAACTCCAAATTATTGTAGCACAAAAATATATTCTTAAAAATATCAAATATTGATTCAATATTAATATTATGGTCTTTACCTAAAAAAAAATCAAACAATTGTCTACAATAATCAATAAATCGGTTCTTATAAATTAATTTAAATTTATTATTACTATTATCATCTATATAAACTATATTATCTTTGTGGAAAAACAATGGGTCAATATAAACAGCATATTTTGTTGTATTTTTACCGTTTGGTTTAAGATTATAACATAAAGGAGCACCTTGTAATGATATAATCTTATTTTTATTTAACATAGCCAATAATTTCCATAAATTATTATTTATAGTATCTTTCCTGAAAGTATCAATAACATTTAACATCTTATTACTGTGTTGTTTTATCGATGAAACAGAATTTAATTTTTTAGCAGAATTAAAAAAATTAATTAAATTCTTACATTGTCGGGTTTTATTGTTCTTTATATAATTATAAAAAATATCTAAAATTTGGTAATTTATAGCATATTCTTGAGAAGTATTATAATTTATGTTAACATTTATATTTGCGTCTTGTATTTTAAAATTATTTATCCAATACTCATTTACATATTTATAAAAATTATTCTTTATCAAATCCGTATTTTTAATATTAATAAATTGTAGTAATCTATTGGTATCATAATTTTGAAAATAACCATTTTCAAAACTTGTATACCCTAATGTATTAGTTTTACAAATTGCCTCTTTTTGTTTATTTGTTAAAAACATATATTTTGATGTTTTATTTTTTGACTTTTTTCTATTTGTTTTAGTATTCATTATATATTAAAACAAATATTATTTATTTTCCATTCTTATTTTTTACCAGTAATAATATTATCCCCTTCAAATAATTCATTTGTTATATCGGATGTCAATATAACATCTTGTTCCTTAAGTTTATTTTCTTGCGTGTTAATATTATTCACTCCAATTAAATTTCCGGTATCATCAATAGTTTGGGTTAACTTATTTCCAGATTTTTCGGCATTTTTTATATTTTCTTCAATTGCCTTTTGTTTTGTATCCTTTAATCTTTGGTCGAATGTGTTCTTTGCGTTAGTTTCATTTTTGTTTTTTTCATGCATTAGTTGGTTTAATTCTTCTTCCATATATTCAACCCTTCCCGTTTTATATGATTCAGGGTCCCAAGGCATCCATAAACCAACAGGACCCACAAATACGTCGTGGTTTGGGTCTACCTCCCTTAACATTTTACACCTTAATTCTGCTTCCTCAATAGATGGATACACTCCACGTATTTTTAACCCTCTGGTGCTAGTTTGGAAGTTATGTTTAACACCAAATAATTTTTCTAATTCTTCCTCATTATTATCTAAAAATGTTTTATAATCATCTTCTATTTTATAAATCATAAGATTAGACCTTTCTTCATTAACAAACTCTTTAAAATCAGTCGTCAAATCCTCAAAGGTAAGTTTATATTTAAATGAAACGAAATTAAGAAATTGGACGAATTTTTCCATCGATTTGTTGAAATCCCATTTCTTTAGGAATTCCTCAAATAAAAAAATTTCTTTCTGTTTAAGAATCTTATCCGGAGAAATAAACGAAACACATACAAATTTGACAAGCAATTGGTTTATCTTCATCTAGCACATCCACATATTTAGGATTAGATTTTCCTCCCTTTAGTTTTCTTTCAAAAGTTGTTTTAGCAGTTTTCTCCTTGTAAGACATTTTATTAATTATTATTAACTATTTAAGTTTTTTAATATTTAATATATATTTTTTTCTTTTTAATTTATATAATGAACGGATTAGTTAATATTGGTGAATTAGTTAAACGAATGATTAAATATTTGGTCCAGGGTTTAATGATTGCGATTGTTGCTTATGCTATCCCAAAACGTTCCTTGGATATTCAGGAGATCGGGTTACTCGCATTAACATCAGCAGCAACCTTTTCTATTTTAGATACTTTCCTACCTTCAATGTCCTCTGCTGCTAACACCGGCGCTGGTTTTGGAATTGGCGCAAACTTAGTTCATTTCCCAGGTGGCAGGTTTTAAATACACATTTCTCTAAATAATATAATAATGCGATATATTTTACATTATTATATAGTTGGTATAAATTCCCAATTTAATTCTTTACATATTTGTTTCCAAATGGTATCTTGCTCTATTCTTTTTTCTTTATCTTTTAACATAGGATAATATTGTAAATATTGTGTTTCATTAAGAAGTTCACATAATTTATATGCTGTATAGTAGTAATTCAAAAAATTGACTCTATCACTCGGACAAAATTTAGAGTATGGAGACTGTAATTCTATAAACAAATTACATAGCGTTTCTTCTAATTCGGGAGACATAACTGGAGGTTTAATTCCTAATTTATTTTTTATAAATGGGATGTGTTCATAAAATTTGTTATAACCCAATTTTTTTAATATTTCTTTAGTTTTATTATTATTAATCTGAGATATATCAATTCTTTCCTTTTTTATTTGTAATTTTATATTTTCAATTATTTCTGGTGATATTTGGGTTGTTTCTTTTCCTTGAAATTGGGCAAGAATCTCCTTAAAATGATTTATTCTTTTATACGCATAAAAACAAACCTCTTTAGGAGGTTCTTTATAAGATGGTTTCTCATTTTCGATTAAATAAGGAATATTTCTTGAACAACAATTACAAATCAAAACCCCTTCATCTTCCATAGGGATTAATTCGCCTTTATAACAATATTTACATATATCTGTTTGATAAATAAACGAATTAATATCTAAAAAACTATCATCTATATTTCTCAAATATTTATTCACAATATTATTATCATTAAAACTATTTATCTCAGGTTTAGTAGTTTCATCAGTGCCTTTTATTTTAAAAAAATCATCCAAAATTTTATTTTTTGTGTTTATCTTTATATTTGGTTGAATTTCAGAAATATTTTTTTTATCCTCAAAATAATCAAATATATACTTTGAATTGTCCAAATAATAATCCTTTTTTTTATTTTTAAGGTCCTTAATTGTTTGGGTAATTTCAAGTATCTTATCTTTAATATCAAGAATTTGCTCGATATTTTCAGTTTTCTTCAAACTATTTAATAATTCCTTTTTTTCATTTTTTAAATTAGGTATTTTATCATTATCGTCTTTACAAAATTCAGTCAATATCTCTTTATGCTTTCCATCTAATGTTATTGAATCCTTATTATTGAACTTTATTTTTTTTGTTGTTTTTGGTTTAAAACTTGGCATTAAATTAATTATACCTTTTTTTTTAAACTTTATTTGTGTGAATATATTTTAACAAGTTAAAACATATTTTATGTTTTCTTTATTTTTATAAAATGGAATTAAATGTTAATTTAGAAAATAAAAAGCATAATAAATTTGATAAAATACAAATGCATAAAATGGTTCTCTTGTATAATGCTCTGGATAATGGTTGGTCTGTACACAAAAAAAACGATTCTTATATTTTTTCCAAGAATCATGAAGGAAAAAAAGAAGTATTTGTAGATTCTTATTTAATCGATTTTATTAAATATAATATGAATTTAAAATAAAATATAGACCCCTACATATATCGTGTCAAATTGTAAATACCCATATTTATGAGTTTAAACATTCAAACATTTAAATAATTAATTAATTAATTAAATTAAATATTTAGTTTTTTTTTCTTTAGCAATATTATAAAATGGGTGGTGGATTAATGCAATTAGTCGCTTATGGCGCACAAGACGTATACCTTACTGGAAATCCTCAGATTACTTTTTGGAAAGTAACCTATAGACGATACACCAACTTCGCAATTGAATCCATCGAACAAACATTTAACGGACAAGCCGATTTTGGTCGAAGAGTTCAGTGTGTTATCAGTCGAAACGGTGATCTTGCTTACCGCACCTATCTTCAGGTAACCCTTCCAGAAATTAACCAAAGTATGGGAAATACCAGTTATAACGCATTAGCAACTAATCACGGTGTTTATGCCCGTTGGTTAGACTTCCCAGGAGAACAACTTGTCGCACAAGTTGAGGTTGAAATTGGAGGTCAACGCATTGACCGACAATATGGTGATTGGATGCATATCTGGAATCAGCTTACTATGACTTCCGAACAACAAAGAGGATATTTTAAAATGATTGGAAACACCACACAACTTACATTTATCACCGACCCATCTTTTGCTGCCGTGGATGGTCCTTGTGACTCAACGGCACCTCGTCAGGTATGTGCTCCTCGTAACGCACTTCCAGAAACAACCTTATATGTTCCCCTTCAATTTTGGTTTTGTTCTAACCCAGGTCTTGCCTTACCTTTAATTGCTCTTCAATACCACGAAGTCAAAATTAATCTTGATATCCGTCCTATTGATGAATGCTTATGGGCTGTTACCACTCTAAGTTGTAATACTGGTATTGGAAACTCATCATCCAATCAGTTGTCTAGTGGAACTTCTGTTCCAGCATCTATCGCATACAATCAATCCCTTGTTGCCGCATCTCTTTATGTTGATTACGTATTTTTAGATACCGATGAACGCAGAAGAATGGCACAGAACCCTCATGAATACCTTATTACACAACTTCAATTCACTGGTGATGAATCCGTTGGTAGTTCATCCAACAAAATTAAACTTAACTTTAATCACCCTGTAAAGGAACTTATTTGGGTAGTTCAACCAGACCAAAACGTTGATTACTGTTCATCATTAACATGTGACGCCACTCTTTTTAAAGTTCTTGGTGCTCAGCCATTCAATTATACCGATGCTATTGATGCCCTTCCAAACGCAATTCACGCTTTTGGTGGTCCTCAATCTGTTGCCGCATCAAGCACATCATTCATCGACCAAAACGGATTATTCCATGACGCAGGAGCAATTGATGCCCTACCAAATTATTCCGGATATTGGAATGGATTAAGCGGTCCTTATACTCAACCAAACTTTGACGGAGCTTTGGATTCAACATCCACTTTCGGTATTGAATCATCTGTTTCTGATGCTGGAACTTTTGTTCTTACTGAAACCTCTATTGACATGCATTGTTGGGGACAAAATCCAGTTGTTACTGCTAAATTACAACTTAACGGACAGGACCGCTTCTCAGAACGTGAAGGAACATACTTCTCGTTGGTTCAACCTTACCAGGCACATACTCGTAATCCCGATGAAGGTATTAACGTATACTCCTTCGCTGTTCGTCCAGAAGAGCATCAACCAAGTGGTACTTGCAACTTCTCCAGAATTGATAACGCCACACTTCAATTGGTGCTTTCAAATGCTACTGTAGAAGGAACAAACACCGCAAAGGTAAGAGTTTACGCTACCAACTACAATGTATTAAGAATAATGTCGGGCATGGGCGGCCTTAACCTAGCACAATATTTGTTGCTAATCAGGGCCAAACAGTTGGCTGCCGTATTAGATATTTGCTTACTAATATGGATAAACAGTGTAAAGCAAATATGCGATTTGTATAATTTCGCATTATATAACCAGCTAGTCTCTTATTGACTGTTAAGTCAAACGGAGGCAACATTTCTAAATTGCGGGAAACTCCTTAGAGCTTTTTCTACTACTTTGTCATATGAAAATATTTCAAATACTCGGGGTAATGACCTAGAGCATAGTAATAACGAAAAAGATTGGAAAATCCGCAGCCAAGCTCCTAAGTGCGCTAAGCAAGCATATTGGAGAAGGTTCAGAGATTATAATGGGATGGGTTTGAAAGAATTAGCAATTCTTAATGATAACTTAAGGTATAATCCGCCCTGTATAGAAATATATGGGATACTGCGTGCTTACTCAAATTAAGCGTGTGGGTTACAAAAATATATTAAAAATAAAAATTGATTATAATATTAAATTATAATCAATAACAAAAAATAAATGACATCTAACCTTGAAATAATCGAACAAAACATAAAAAGCATATATCCTAATTATGAAATAGTTTATATTCCAGGACATTATGCGTCATTAGGAAAAGATGCGAATATTATGAAAAATCCAATTTGGAAATTAAAAAACGATAATCTTGAATTTTTATTAATGTATTGTGAAAAAGATACCTTATGTAAATTATGTGATATAAGTTATAAAAAAATAATAGATTTTGAGACGGACTTAAATAATGGTAAAAAAATAACGTGGTTTAAATCGGTTAATGGATACATTAGCGGAACAAGCAAATTATATATTCATCAAATAATAACCGGATGTTATGGAAATGGTAGAGGAACCAAGAATATTAGTGTTGACCACATTGATAGAGACCCTAAAAATAATATTTTTGATAATTTAAGAATAGCAACAAGAGATGAACAAGAACAAAATAGTAAAGGTATTAAACCAGGCACCAAAAGAGAAAGAAAACAATCCGCAAAACCGCTGCCTTACGGTATAACACAAGATATGATGAAAAAATATGTTGTATATTATCATGAATGGTTAAATGTAGAAAAATCGAAAAGTCGCGAGTTTTTCAAAATCGAAAAACACCCAAAATTAAATAAAATATGGATTGGAACAAAATCAAATAAAATATCTATTAGTGATAAATTGTTACAGGCTAATAATATGATTGTTGAATTAGATAATTAATATTAAATATCCTTAAATTTGTCATAAACTTGCTTTCTCAATTCTGTATAATATAAATATCTTTCTTTAGTTAATTCGGTTTCATTTATTTTACAATTTCCGGTTGAGATTTGCTCAACATTTTTTTTTAAAATATTAGAATTAGGGTTTTCTTGAATTATTGTGTTATATATCCGGATAGTTTTCCACCCTTCTAAAATTTTTTCAAATATATATATTACTTCATTAGCAGTTGCCTTTCGTTTTTCGGTTTGTTTAATGTCCCGTCTCTTTTGTTTAATTAATTTATATTGTTGTTGTTCCATATAAATATTGCAGATTTAATCAAATATAAATTTAACGATTATTTATATATGGATATAGAAATAATAACAGGAGAAAAACTTCAACAATTAGCTGATATCTATTTAGGAACCCCCGATGATTTTGCTTATAATAATTTAATAAGTATTCAAAAACTTAAACATAATAACATTGGAAATTTAGTAGATTATGTTGATAATCCAAAAATTATTTTTTGTTATTCACATAGAGTAAAATTATTGTCTCAAAAAATAAAATTCTTTAAGAATCCGTTTGTTTTATTAACTCATAATTCAGACGAAAATATAAGAGAAACGCCAGAAATATATAAAATATTAAATACTCCAAATTTAATAAAATGGTACACTCAAAATTTATGTATGAAACACGAAAAACTACATTATTTACCAATAGGGTTAGCAAATAGTATGTGGCCTGGTGGGAATTTACAAATATTTAAAACTTTAGATACTAATACTTTGCATATAAAAACTAAACAAATATACTTTAATTTTAACATTAATACAAATTACAATAAAAGGATGGCGTGTTATAATACATTTTATTCTAAAATTCCTTTTTTAAATCGCATAAGTCCAACTGAGAATTTGATTAGATTAAAAGAATACGCTTTTTGCTTATGTCCTGAAGGTAATGGAATGGATACTCATAGATTTTGGGAATGTGTATATTTAAAAGTGGTTCCTATTGTTATAAATAGCACGTTTATTCAACATATTAAAGCATATAATATCCCAATGGTAATTGTTAATAAGTGGGAAGATTTATTCAATTCGAGATTGAGTTACACAAATTATGATTTTAATAATATTAAAATCTATGTATCTGATTTTATAAAAATGATAAAGTAAATATTTTCAAATCGTATAAATAATTTATTTGTCGACAATAACCAATATAAAAATAGACACTAAGTAATATAATGGGATTATCTAAAAATAATGCGTGTGATTGGACTATTTATAAATTTATCAAAAGATTATGTGGATGTTGTAGACACAAGGACCCATCGACAATAGTAGAGTATGCGTCTCCGTTATTATTATTAGATGAAGATTGTAAATCGTCTAACTATGTGTTTGTTATTTGAATACTTAATTTTACATCAATAAAAAAATAAATATAATTTATTTTTTTATTTACAATTTTACAAAACTTACACACTAACTTAACAATTTAACAACTATTAAATAATCTATTCATATTAATAATTTCGGGTTTGTCTGTGTCCGATGTGAACAACTTCATAATTTGACTATCATCGCGAAATCTAACTGTATAATCTTGTTGGTATTTGTTTCTTCCAACACGACCCATTGCTTGTATAATTTTTTCTTGAGTAAGTTCTAAATCTTTGCTTAAATATCCGTGACAAAATTGATAATTTGTGCCATAAATATAATCGCTTGATGCGATGATTAGATATAATTTTTGTTCATCCGCAAGTTTTTTCATTATTTCAGTATAATTAATGTTTTCGTGGTTTGTGAAAACGCCGATACCCATTAATAACAATACTTTCCAACTATCGTTGACTCCTTGTAATAACATTATTTTATTTATTAAGTCTTCACTAATATTACTTGAAAACGCGTTTTGTGGATTTAATTCTCCTGCCCATTTTTGTATATGATTTAATTTATTTGGAACAAAACATTCGTTTAATGTTGCCGTTTTAATCATAGACCGAAGGGTTTCTAATTGAGACGATATTTTTAAAGATTCGGTTTGTGTTTTTGAAGATGATGGATCACGATTACATTTATGGTCGTTTTTGGCGGTGGGTTTTCCCCCTTTATCTGTATCTTTATTGGTAACATCCTTATTGCTAATATCTTCTAAATCTTTTTCTAATTTTAGTATTTTATCATTTATTGAGTTGTTAAATTCTATTTTTTTTAAAATATCATTCATAATTTGAATAGGTATATTTGCTTGTTGAACGCAAAAGTTCGATATTTTTTCAACATTATTTGATAAGAATATGGTTGGACCATCTGTTAATGTGTATGCGTCTTTTGTTGTGAGATATATGGCACAATTATCAGGTGTTTCTGTTACTTCAGTATTAATTGGTTTAGTAGGTATATTTGGTTCGCTGGCAAGTCTCAATAAAGGAACCCCTTCAAAATTACCACAAGTTGTTCCTGGACCCAAACTATTAATTTTCGTTATTTTATTTCCTTTTGAATTTATTGTATTATTTGGTAAGATACGTTTTTCTCTTGAGTTTTTAAGAGTTAAGTAAATAGAACCCCATAATCCAGGAATAATATTTTTTAGTAAATTTAAATAATATAATTTAATATTTTTCATATCGATATCATCAAGAGACCCGAACGAACGTTCTATTTTAAATCTTAATTGTGTATAATTATTGTTTTGGACGAGCATTATAAATCGAATAACTTCTTTTAAATCGAAATATCTTAATAATGTTAAATAGTTCTCACAATGATTAACAATTTTTAAAATCTCGTCATAGTCTTGACTTAGATAGTGTGGGAGAACAACATAACCATTATTATTTATGATTGGAATCGATTTTTTACAATCGTTACTAACAATACTAATTATATCCGCGTTTGGAAATTTAGATTTAAAATCGTTTGTTGTATCGGTTAATTCGTGTAATTTCGGCAATGTTGCTGAAGATAAAACCATATTTTCTATTAGGTTTTCACTCCAATTTTTTTTAATAATTGCGTGAAACTCGTGTTCAGAATAATCGAGTGTTATGGTTGGTTCATCCCAATAGACTATTAAATTTTCGGATTTATTAAAGGATAACATATAATACATTGCTGGCAAATAAGATTTAATATCACATATCATGATTTCGACTTTATCTCCAATACTATTGTCAACCTTCCATATTCCTCCAGTTCTTTTATTCTTACTAAATTCTTTTGCTGAGAAATAATGGAGACGAATATCGTCGGCACTATCACACCCAAACGCAAAAGCAACCCTTTTATTAACTGAAATCGCGGATCTTGCTAATGCTAACCCAACGTGTCTAGCAGCACAAACAAATATTATTTTATTTTGTTCTGATAGACCTATTGGAGTAATCGTTTTTCCGGTTCCTGTAGGTGCTATATATAAAATTAGTTTAGGGGTTGATTTTTTACAAGAAGTAATTATTTCTTTTTGATGTTCGTATAACATCATGTCTCCATACTTAATTAAATTGGGGTTTTTCTCAATACATTCAACTGAATTTTCAATTATTTTTTGAATAGATATAACATCCTCTAAATTATGTATTATTTTGTTTGCGATTTCTAAAATATGTCTATTTATTAAAGGAACCGTGTTTTTTAATAGTTTGTAAAGAGTGAAATAATAATATTCCATTTTCTTGCTGTTTTTGGATTGATATTTAAGTATCTTTTCAATCTGTTCTAATAGAACATATTCATAAATATTACTTTTATCAATGGTAGTTTCAGTATTTTTTGTAATTCGAATAAGGTCCGCTTTTTTTAAAACCGGATTCGAATTTACATTCAACTTTAAATAACTTGCCTTATATTTTGAAATAAATTCGGTTATTTTTTCCCGAAAATATTTGTTAAATATAAAATCTTCCATTTTCTCACCATATTCAATTTTTAAAAAGGTAAATATCGAATCCGTTTTATTGTATCTGACATTCACATCGTTATTGCCTTTAATTATTAATTTAAGGACTTCTATCTCATCTTGAGACACAGGCATTTCGATTGTTTCCCATTCGGATTTGGTAAGTTTTTGTTGATTTAGATCCATCTTTTTAAGTTGTCTGTTATATTATTTTAATTTAGTTGTTTAAATTGTTTTCATTTATTTCTAAATCAATTTTTTTTTAATTGTATAACTCTCTTACGTTATCCGAATGTGTTACCGAATTAGTTATAAAAATTGAAATGTATTTTAATTAAGTTTTAATAGTAAATAAAACAAAACACACATAAACACAGACACAAACAAAATGAAAACTACAATTATATCTATTGAAGGAAACATCGGTTCTGGTAAATCTACATTATTCGAAAAATTAAAAGTTTATTTTGCGAATAATAAAAACATTATATTTGTAAGAGAACCTGTTGACATCTGGGAAAGTATTCAAGATGAAAACGGGACAACTATTTTAGAAAAATTTTATCAAGACCAAATAAAGTATTCGTTTTCGTTTCAGATAATGGCGTATATTTCACGTATAAATTTATTAAAAAAAACCATCAAACAACATCCAGGTGTAACTATTATAACTGAACGTAGTTTATATACCGATAAAATGGTTTTTGCGAAAATGCTTTATGATACTCATAAAATAGAGTATATCAATTACCAAATTTATTTAAATTTGTTCGATACATTTAAAAACGATTTTAATGTCGACAATATAATATATATAAAAACGGACCCAGATATTTGTTATAATCGAATTTTAAAAAGAGCCAGAAATGGAGAAAATAATATTTCGTTGGATTATTTACAATTGTGTGATACTTACCATTCTAATATGGTAGACATATTAGAATGCGATAAAATAGTATTGAACGGAAATGTAGATATTTATGAAAACGTCTCACAACTAAACGATTGGATATGTCAAATCCATCAAATTATTAAACAATAAATTATTTACGAATTATATAAATTAAAGTAGTAGTAGAGTAGTAAAGTAGTAGTAGAGTAGTTAGCATTTTTTTATCAATTTAATAATTCAATATGGGTTATGTTAATGGATAATTCCACCAAAATAATAAATATCCTGAACCAGCAGAACCAGTAGTGCCGTGTACACGAGACGCGCCAGCACCACCTCCATACTGAGTAGTATCAATAGATGAAGAACCTGAACTAGTTGTTGCTCCACTTCCACCTTGTATCCATGTATTTGTTGGATAATTACTTGGAAACCCATCGTAAGATGGACCCGAGGGGGGCACATAACTATTACCCCCCCCTCCACCACCAAAATAATTAGTTAATTGGTCTGGAATACTATTAAACGAAACATACGCACCCGACGGATCAGAATAATTACCTCCTCCATTACCACCTACATAATTGACAGAAGAACCACTAGCAAGAATACAACCGGTGCCTGATTGTCCGGGTCCTCCAGATACAACAGTTACTGAGCCATTTATAGTATATGCCCCTGCTAAACCAGCAGCACCAACAAGATTACCTGATGTATCATACCCTCCTCCACCACCTCCTCCACTACTTATATAATTAATTGTGCAAGAAATTCCTGACATAATATTAATCTGAACGGATCCTCCGTTTCCTCCTTTTCCGTTTATACCTTGGACACCTCCATTAGCCATAAAATTATACGACATATCACTAGAGAATTGGGTTGCTCTAAAAAAGGTATTACCACCAGTCCCCTTTAATCCATTTGCTACACCAAAATAATACAAAAAATTATACGACATATCCGCACTACCAATTATTATAGAACCACCACCACCACCACCATTATTAGAACCACCTCCACCGCCAACACACGCAAAATTTATTGTGAATTTACCTGTTGTGTTTCCAGATGGAGTCGGGAATTTAAATCTTCCTGTATAATTTGCGTTTCCTGAATTTATAAATTTAACACCATTAATATATTTATACATAATTAATCCAGATGATACGGATGATGTGATATTCGCAAAAGAAATATCATTATAATATGGTTGAAATAAATCGCCTATATCAACATAACCATTCGATGAAGGGTCGTAAAAATTTGTTACAGAAATTACCTCATAACTTATACCAGTTGCGCCATTAGTTGACGATTTTAAAAATACGTTGGATATATCGGTATAAACAGCACCTGATTGTTTATAAAACATATTTGTGTTTGTAACATTAGTGATTGAAGTTCTAGGGTTAAATATATATGATATGTCTAGATATGATTTATTACCACCAAATGTATTTGAGTATCCAACATTAAAACCAGTTAATCCAGACATTATTATTAGATAAAGAGAAAAAAGTTTAAGATTTATATTTTAATAAATCAAGTTGTTTTGAACTCGTTGGAAATTCAGACGAACCATAAATATCTTGAAGTAATAACCATTCGAATAACCCTCCTGTATAAATGTATATATTGTAAAACCCGAGTAAATATAATTGTTTATATTTTTGTATTGTTGTGTCATCGTTACAATTTTTTCCGTAAATAATAATTTTGGTATCCTTATTATATTTTTTAATGTGTTCGTTAATAATGGTTTCTTCCTTATCGTATGGTATTGTATTTGGTATTAAACAATATTGTTCCTCAATTTTTAAAGTATTAATTAACAAATATTGTCCTGGTTTTGTTGACAATAATTGCTGAATATCTTCAAAATTCGTTTTATTTATTGATTGAATATTACCCATTGATATTTTATTAATTTTATATTTATATTTATATTTATATAAAATTAACTAATTAAATTGGACGACAATTTCGACCTTTTCCTTTTTAATACTTTTAGTAGCTGAAATTGACAATTCCTCTCTTTTTTTACGGGTTTTTGAATTGTCTACAATATCTTTTCTTCTAGATGTACTATTACGGCAATTCATATCTGTTTCAATATCATCGTAGTTTTGTTCTATATATTCGATAACTTTGTTTTCGATTGCCCATTTGAAAAAATTTAATTGTCCGATAGTAGTTTCAATACTGGTATTATTTTTATATGGAATACTTATTCTATCCCATCTACAAAAAGGGTCAAATCGTCGTTTTGAATAAGCCTTCAATTTTAATTTGTAGTCAACATAAACCTTAAATCTTTTAGAAATATCGTTATTAATTGAATAAATAGTGTAATATTTTTTTGCGTAATTTGTTGAGAACCAATCGACAATCCTTAAAGATATTTTATTTTCTCCAGTAATAATATTTAACATTTTATTTAAGGCATCTTCGTTTTTGTAAAAATCAATTAAATTATTTAATAATAAATTGTTTTGTGTTATATAATTTACAGGTTTTAGCATAATATGGTTGTATTAATAATTCGTGTTTGTTTAAATACTTATTTATTTAATGAATATTATTTCTCTTTTTCAATAAAGGTTGACACTGGTTTTAAAAATGCGTCTCTATTTACAACATCATCCACGTAATTATTATTACACATATATGGATTTAGATTTGACTGACATATGGATTGACGTTCTGACAATTTTTGTTCTGTAAATTCTTTTTTATTTGTAAATCTACCATTATTTAAAACATCCCAAGTGTTTTCATCGTGGTTTAATGATGCTGAATATGCTGACTTCTCGACATTATTAATATATTCATTATTTTCTAAAATCGATGCGTCAGAGTTACATTGTCTGAGAGACTTATCATACGGTTCACCTTTAGTCCATTTCCATTCATAATAATCCATTATTATAATTATTTATAATAATTCTGATTGAATAACTTATTTATTCTGTTTCTATTCTAGTAATTTTCAGTTGTTTTGTAAATACGAATTTATTTTGGTTTGTTCGTCTTCGTTTTAAATTACATTCTAAACAAGATAGAACAATATTGTCAACACTATGACCGTATTCATTATCGATTCTATCCAATGTCCATTGTTTAGGTTCTCTAACAAGTTTATATAATAGCATCATTTTACAAAAACAATAGTAGCATGTCAGATTACATTCGATTAATTTGTGAACAATTAATTTTAAACTAATTAATTTAGTTTCATCGATTTGTTTTTTATCAATATCCTGGTGTTTATAACCGTATATTTTTCTTTCTATTTGTTTAACAACATTAGTGTTATTTAAATTAATCGTTGGTAAATCATCGTAAATATTTTGTAAAATAGTCAGTTGAGTTTCGTAAATAAAATATTCATCTGGAAAATTTATTTTTTTTATATCGGTGCGTTCTTTATTGTGTTCTAACTTATAAGTTGCCTTTTTTATTTGATAACGCGAACTAGTTCCGATAATGTTTATTTTTTTATCTGTATCATCTACATATGTATTATCTACTATAATCGCGGTATCTTCTGGGACTTCCATATTTTAATGATAATATTATAAATCAATATAAATATTAAAATATAACTATATGTTTTAAAACGGGTTAAACTTAACTCTTTATATAATATAATATAATGGAAAACACAATTAATGAAGAGTGTCACGAATTAAAAAATATCAAATATAAAACTATGTTGTTAAATAGAACACCAAAAAAGGAAACAAAACTAACAACTAATGATATCTCTTTTTTGGAGAAATTTTTAGAAACCGAGCAACAAATTAATGTCAACGGTCCGTGGTGTAAATTGGATAATACAATTAAAATGAAAAAATTGGCATGTTATGTAAAAACATATAAAGAAACTAATAATTTAAATGACGAAGAAGAAAGTCATTTAATTACTTTTTTTAAGGATTGTTTGGAGCGAAAAAAACTACAAAAAGTAAAGGATGTTATTTATGATAAAAATACCGGAATAATTAAAGAAATCCCGGCACTTATATATAATAAGCAACATAAGCATTTTACTTTAAAAAGTTTGGATAAAAGGATATCAACCTTAAAAAGTTTGCCTCCAAAAAAAACAACTGGGACGATAAAGGATAAACACAATATTGTTATCGGGGATGTTTTACAGAATATATAAAAGTAAATTAAAAACAAAGTGTTAATTAATATAACATGTATCTTAACGATTTGGAAACCCTTGAAAATATAATTGATAGTATAGTAGCTTTAGAAGATGACCCATTAATAATGGATGACGATATGTTGACAGATTTTATTGAAACAACTCTTGAGCAAATTTATGAGTATGTCAATGAAAACTCAACATTAATTTCTGACCCCGAATTTCATTCTATATGTGTTAATGAAATTCGGGGATTATGTTTAACACAATTTGAAGAACAAATTTTATTAAATGAGTTATATGAAGAAGAATTATATAATTATATCGACGAAGCATTCGAAATATTTTATTCTTCTATTTTTCCAAGGCGTTCTTTTGATAGTAGTATAATAATAACTACACCGAATATTACGGTTGTTTCCGATAAAATACAACACCTTTTAAATCAACCACAACACGTCCAAAGGTCACCTGAATGGTATACGTTTAGACACAACTTAATTACAGCAAGTAACGCACATAAAATTTTTGATAGTATATGTAGTAAAAATCAATTAATTTATGAGAAATGTCAACCAATACCAATTATAGCAAATATACCCGATAAAGAAGTAAATGTAAATTCAACCCTTCATTGGGGACAAAAATATGAACCATTATCAGTGATGGTTTACGAAGATAAATATAATACAGAAATAAAGGAGTTTGGTTGTATAAAACACACGAATTATGATTTTCTGGGAGCATCACCTGATGGTATTAATGTTAAGATTGATTCACCGAGATATGGACGTATGCTTGAAGTTAAAAATATCGTTAATCGTGTAATTGATGGAGTTCCTAAAAAAGAGTATTGGATACAAATGCAACTTCAGTTAGAAATTTGTAATTTAGATGAGTGTGATTTTTTAGAAACAAAATTTGTTGAGTATGAAAATGAAACCGATTTTATGAATGATGGAAATGATTTTTTAAAATCCAAAATAGGAGAAACAAAAGGAATTATAATGTATTTTTCTAAAAATAACGGGGTTCCTGTATATATCTATAAACCATTACATATGGATAAATCCGAGTTTGACATATGGGAAGCAGAACAAATGTATATTTATTCAGATATGGAATGGATTAAAAATATTCATTGGAAATTAGAAAAATATAGTTGTGTTTTAGTGTTGAGGAATAATATGTGGTTTAAAAGTAATATTTCAGAAATCCAAAAATTATGGAATACTATAATCAATGAAAGAATCAGCGGATACGAACATAGAGCACCAACAAGAAAACAAAAAAAAGAAGAAATAGATACCAATTGTTTATTATCTATAAATAAAGATACGGGTAAGGTTGAAATAGTCCAATATAAAATAATAACGGAAACGCTTGAAGAATCCCAAACTAATTATTCTGCGTTATAATAATTTACACGAATACCTCCTGAAGAATTTACAGGAGGTAAAACCCTCGAAATATTTGAGTGTAATTGTTGTTCTTTATATATTGAACCGCAAAAATCGGAAGGCATACACGAACCGGTATCTGGATTGTTTGGATATTTTAAATTATTATTAATTTGTGTATATGACCCAACTTTAAAAATAGGATAATGCCACCACATTTTACTTTCATTCATATTAGATAGTTCAATCTTATTTTTAATTGGAAAACTATCTTCTAAAAGAACCTCGTTAACAGACGCAGGATAATTTCCGCGACTCCCTAAATTAAAATTATCGTAGTTTTCAACATTTTTATTGTAGACAATAATTAAAATACTTATTGATATTATTAATAATAAGACAACAATATATTTCATATATATATATAATGTGTTAAAAATAAACAATTACACTGTTTCAAATAAAATATAATATATAAAAATAATATAAAATAATAACCATATATACTGATAACAAGAATATGTCAGATATGCGTGTAACTAAAAGAAATGGCGAGTTAGAAGATATTGCGTTTGATAAAATTTTAAATCGTGTAAAAAAACTTGGACAAGAGGCAAATATCCAAATAAATTATTCCGCGTTAGTTATAAAAGTAATCGACCAATTATACGATAAAATTAATACAACTAAAATAGATGAATTAACTGCCGAACAATGTGCGTCTTTGTCGACACAACATCCAGACTATGGACTTTTAGCAGGACGTATAGTTGTATCAAATCATCAAAAAAATACGGAACCGTCCTTTTCTAAATCTATGGAAAAATTGTATAATTTTGTCAATTATAATGAAAAAAAATCACCAATCATTTCGGAAGAAGTATGGAATATTGTTTCTGAAAATAAAGATTTTTTTGATAATTTAATAATTCATGAAAGAGACTATTTAATCGATTTTTTTGGTTTTAAAACGTTGGAACGTTCTTATCTTTTAAAAGTTGATAATAAAATTATTGAAAGACCCCAATATATGTGGTTGAGAGTATCCATCGGAATACACGGAACTAATTTAAAAAATATAAAAGAAACGTATGATTTAATGTCTCAGAAATATTTCACACATGCTACACCAACACTATTTAATGCCGGAACTCCAAGACAACAATTAAGTTCTTGTTATTTACTTGCTATGGAGGATGATAGTATTGAAGGAATTTATAAAACTTTATCCGATTGTGCTCAAATTTCAAAATATTCGGGAGGAATTGGTCTTCATATTCACAACGTTCGTGCGAAAGATTCTCATATAAGTGGGACTAATGGTAAAACAGATGGAATCGTTCCAATGTTAAGAGTATATAATAGCACAGCAAGATATGTTAACCAATCAGGAAAACGTAATGGAAGTTTTGCGGTTTATATTGAACCTTGGCACGCAGATATTGAAGAATTTTTGGAATTAAAAAAGAATCATGGAGATGAAGAGTTAAAAGCGCGTGATTTATTCTATGCTTTATGGATACCTGACCTATTTATGGAACGGGTAAAAAATAACCAGAAATGGTGTTATTTTTGCCCGCATGAATGTGTCGGATTATCCGATGTTTATGGAGAAAAATTTAAAGAATTATATGAAAAATACGAAGCAGACGGAAAATCTAGAAAAACGATTAATGCTCGTGAATTATGGTTTAAAATATTAGACGCACAAATGGAAACCGGAACTCCGTATATATTATATAAAGATTCCGCAAATATGAAAAGCAACCAACAAAATATCGGAACTATTAAGTCGAGTAATTTATGCACCGAAATTATTCAGTATTCAGACCCTACAGAAACTGCTGTATGTAATCTTGCGAGTATTGCGTTGCCGGCATTTGTGAATGAATTAACTAAATCATTCGATTACGAAAAATTACACGAAGTAACTAAAATAGTTACAAATAATTTAAATAAAATAATAGACATTAATTTTTATCCTACCGAAAAAACTAGAAGAAGTAATTTATTACATCGTCCTATAGGTATTGGCGTTCAAGGGTTAGCAGATACATTTATTATGATGGATATTGCGTTTTATAGTGAAGAAGCAAAACAAATTAATACCTTAATTTTCGAAACAATTTATCACGCTTCTTTAGAAAAAAGTAATGAAATTGCTATTGAACGATACAACATAATAAAAACAGTTAATTTCGAAGATTCACTAGATTTTGTATCATTCAAAACTAACCCTATAAATGATTTAAAACATATAACAATGGATAAATTATCAGATACATTGGTTTTAAATTGTGAAATATACAAATTAACAGATGACCATTGTGGAGCATATAGTTCATTCGAAGGGTCTCCTGCGTCTAAAGGTATACTCCAATTTGATATGTGGAATGTTAAACCATCGGGATATGATTGGGACAAATTAAAGGATTCTATTAAAAAATATGGATTACGCAACTCATTACTTGTGGCACCTATGCCGACAGCAAGCACATCCCAAATTTTAGGATATAATGAATGTTTTGAACCATTAACTAGTAATATTTATAGTAGAAGCACGTTAGCAGGAGAATTTATAGTTGCGAACCGGTTTTTAATGAAAGAACTCATTCATCTTGGATTATGGAATGAACAATTAAAAAATAATATTATTGCGAATAAAGGAAGTATTCAACATTTAGATATGATTCCTGAAAATATTAGAAATAAATATAAGATTGTTTGGGAAATACCAATGAAACATGTAATTGATATGTCAGCAGATAGAGGCGCGTTTGTGTGTCAAAGTCAAAGTCTTAATTTATGGGTTGAAGAACCAACCTATAACTCTCTAACATCAATGCATTTTTATTCATGGAAAAAAGGGTTAAAAACAGGTATTTATTATTTAAGACGGAAAGCAAAACATCAGGCACAACAATTTTCAATAGAACCTGAAAAGAATACATCAAATAATAATATGGAAAATGATATTTGTGAAATGTGTTCAGCATAATAATTTATAAAGTATGGTTTGTATAGTTTTATTTTTATCGCATACATCTTCATTAAAATGTATCATATAATAGCATCTAAAACAAATTAATATATCAATATATGAGTCGTGTAATCCCATAGGTTCGACATTAAATAAATGTTTGTGTAGTTCTATTAGTTTCGGGTATTTAGCATATTGGATGCCTCCTTTATTAACTCTTTTTAAATTACATAATTTTATTGTATTTTTCATGGTACAATAAAATTTTTTGGGTTCTTTTAATTTATTAAACTCGTCATATAATACGTGTCTTAATAATTCGACACGTATCATATTAATATCAAATAAAATATTATGTCCTATAATTATATCAGAATTGTTATAATCTTTAATAAAATTAAGTAAATATGGAACTATATTTTTTCCGATGTTTCTAGATATTTCATTTGTGATTCCGTGAATTGAAACAACATTATCAGGAATAATAATGTTGTTTGGAATTTTTATTATTGTATTCTCTTGTTTTATAATTTCATTACTTTTAGATTCATAAATAATATAACTTAACTGGACTATGTAAGGCCATAAGTGTACATTATTATTTTCTACAACATATACACCACGTTCAGGTAACCCAGTTGTTTCGGTGTCAAATATCATAAATTTTGTCATTTTAATTCTTTTATTTATTATTCTTTTATTTGTTGCATTGGTATATTGTTATAATTCATTTCATTTTTTTTAATACTTATCAATTTTTAGTTTACTAATTTTTTTTCATTTTTTTTCAATTCAATAAAAAATTTTATATTTTATTGAATTACTTATATTTTATTGAATAAAATATAAAATTTTTTATTGAATTGCTTTTTTTTAATATTCGAATTCTTTTCCACTTGCTAAACTACATCTACATAACGGACATTTTGCTGTTCCACACGAACGAATATATTCACAGTCACCTCTAGGATTTTCAGGACATTCTTGACATCGCACCATTGGTAATTTATCCCAGCATTCATAACATAATTCTTTTTTACAGCAATTAGATGTTATTGATTTAGTTGACATATGACATATACAACATATATCAAACTCATATTCTATATGGACTTCAAATCCTAATATAGAACACCAATCATCTCCTGTAAGCCCGTTTTTTTCAGTTTCATAAGAACTTTCAGTTTCATAAGAACCTGTATATTTATTAAACTTTATTTTTTTCATAGTTTCACTTAATTTTTCTTGTATGATTTTATAATCATCGTCTAATGGTTGTTTATGACTCCACCATAAGGTTGTTGCGTATAACATAAGATAACTATTATTATTATTATTATCTAGGTTACAAATTTTTGTACTCTCTATATAAAGCTGAACACCATAATTGTTAGTATGGTGACTTTTACTAAATCTTAAATTACAAGTAACTTCTAATCCACATAATTTGTTAATAGGTATTCTGATATCTTCTTTAGATAACTGTTCAGTAGCAAAGAATTCTTTTAACTTTAAAGTTAGAGTATTCATGTTTCTTTTTAATTAGTTCTTTTTGTTATTATTTCACTTAAATTATATCAGGTCAA